GCTTCACGTTCACCTCCTGCAGCGCAAACAATTGCAGCAGCGGTGGGCTGGCTTACTACGGGAGCGGCTTCACGTTCACCTCCTGCAGCGCAAACAATTGCAGCAGCGGTGGGCTGGCTTGCTACGGGGTCAGCTTCACGTTCACATCCTGCAGCGCAAACAATTGCGGCAGCGGTGGGCTGGCTTACGGCGGGAGCGGCTTCGTCTTCACATCCTGCAGCGCGAACAATTGCAGCGGCAGCGGGGGGCTGGCTTGCACCGGGAGCGGCTTCGTCTTCACATCCTGCAGCGCAAACAATTGCAGCAGCAGCGGTGGGCTGGCTTGCTACGGGACCGGCTTCACGTTCACATCCTGCAGCGCAAACAATTGCAGCGGCAGCGGTGGGCTGGCTTACGCCGGGAGTGGAGACTTTTACTCGTGCTCGTACTCCAACCTGACTGCCGGAAAAGCAGCGTTTGAATACTGCGCGCAGACCACCTCCAGCAAAATGACTCGCTATGGGACTGGCGTGGATGTCCTGAATTACTCGTACCTCTGTCAGCAACCGACCTCGGCAATTGTCGTCTACAACTCCCCCACGACCCAAGTCTGGTATGAGGCGGGCGGCATCGCGTCCAACGCCGTGACGGTTCTCGCCTACACGACCGCGCCGACCGCGTGGAAACACGGCGTGATCGAAGCATATCCCGTTCGCTATTACGAGCGATGCAACGTGAGGCCGTACCAGACGGTTCGCTGGAACACATGGCTCCGCTCGGAGACAACCGGCCTGGCCATGACCGCGCAACTGACTGACGCCGCAGACGATCCGCTGTGCGGCGGCACCCTCTTGGCCGCTGTGACCAACGCCGCCGCGACAAATGTATGGAGCGCGGCTGAACTCACCTGGACAAATCCCAACGCCTACCCGCTCGACTGCAAACTCTGGGTGACGGCCAACGGCGACAACGCGCAGACGACCGCCACCGGCTACTCATGGTGCGAGCGGGGAACCGACATCCAAATGAGCAATCTGAAATGACCTTCCGCCACCTACAACTCCTCCTCGCCGCCGCGATGCTGGCCATCGGCATTGCGATTCTCTGCTGCGGCTGCGGGACAACCCAGTGGAGTCACCGGCCCGTGCTTCCGTTTTGTACGCCCGGCTGCGCGTTGTGGGCTGTGGCCGATGCTGCCGAATTGCAGTACGGCCAACGCATCCCGAACGAGGCGCGGTTGCGCGTGTGGGAGAAAATCCGGTATCGAACGATTCGCGGCATCACCCTGGATCAGGCGTTCGCGGAAGCGGAAGAAGCCGGTTGGGTGCCCGGCGACTCCTACCTGCACCTCGTCGCGCTGGACACCATCGGAGAGGGGCCGCTGATTTGCACGTTGTCGAGCGAGCGACACGCCATCGTAGTTCTCAGCACGCGGGACAATGAGCGAGTGACCTACTTCGACCCCCGCCGACACGAGCCGCAAACGATGTCTGTCAAACGGCTGATGCAAGAGACGGAAGGATTTTTCTGGAGGATCGCCCGATGACCCGCCCCCGCCTCATCGCCGTCCTGCTCGCCTGCCTCGCCGGGGTCTACGCCGTGGCGGGTGTGCTCGTCCGCAACGGCGCGGTGCAGGTGGGAGGCAAACGGATCTACTGGGACAACTCGTGGAAATGCCCGCGCTCCCGAGAGGACCTCGGAACAATCCACGGCGAAACCATTGGCCCGAGCAAAGGAGCGTTCGACCTGTGTCCGATGCCGGGAGGCCCCGCGAAATGAACGCTTGCTGCGCTCGGAGGCCCGCGCTCCGCGGCGCCAGGGAGACGGGATATGACCACGGCGGAACGAGCCGAGGAGCGGATCCAGACGGATGCGCTGAGGGGCAGGATCCTGGAGATCCAGATGGAGCTGAGGAAGATGCCGCAATGGGGGATCCGGCGGGCGCTGGAGCATGAGCGGGCGTGTATCTGCGCGGAGCTGAGCAAGCGGCAAGAGAAGAGTGATGGCCACGGACCCACACAGACGGACACGGACGGGGAGAAGACCGCATGACGGGGTTTGAGAAGGAAGTGATCGACCGGCTGGCGCGGATCGAAACGACCGGCCAGGATACGCGGACGGACCTGCAGACGCTGCGGCGGGATGGGTGCATGAAGGGCGAAAACGACCGGGCGCGGCTGGAGATCCTGGAGAAGGGCGTGCTGCCGGAAGTGTGGAAGAAGCTGAACGCCTTGACGAATGGGAAGCGCAAGAAGCTGGCGATGGCCGGGGGCGGGATCGTGCTGGGGGCGGGGGCGATCACGGCGATCGTCGAGGGGCTGAAGGCGTTATTCGGGAAGTGAGCATGAAACTTTACGCATTCTTCAGCGCGGATTTGAGCACCCTGGGGAGCAATGCGATCATCCTAGGGACCGGCGGCCTGGTGGATTGGTGGCGGGTGCGGACCGGCCGGCTGGCGGGATTCAGCCATTGCGGCCCGGTGTTTTGGGGATGGGGGGCCCCTCCTTCGCTGCCATCGGCGGAGCCGCTGGAGCTACGGAGGGCGGGCGGCGCGTTCTACTATGAGAGCATTTGGAGCGTGGATTCCCAAACGCATAAGACAGGCGTGCGCGGACCGAAGCCGCTCGCGGATCTGCTGGCGTGGCGGGATGAGGATCCGGAGCATCACAAGGTGGAGCTGGTGGAGATTCCAGGAGTGACGGAGATGGAGATGTCGCTGGCACACAGCCGGTGCGAGTGGGCGAAGCAAAATATCAAGTACGCAAAGGGTCAGATTTTTCAGAACGCACTGGGCTTTCTCTTCAAGCGAGGGATCCGGCTGGATCAGCGGACGCCGCTGGCCTGGACGTGCTGCGAGCTGTTTCTGCGGGTGATGCCGGCGCGGCTGCTGGTGGATGCGTTCCGGCTGGGGGATTACCTGTTTGACGAGTATTGCCCGTGGGGCGATCGGGGGCCCGGGGTGTACCAGATGCTGAGGAAGCACGTGGAAGCGATGAAAGCCAGGGAAACCACGGATGGCACGGATGGCACGGATGCCGCGAAGCGCGGAAGAATGAAGAGCAGGCAAAATGGCGATTGATCAATTAGCGACGGAGCAGCCGCTGGCGCGGTGCCGGGCAGTGCTGGCGGAGAACAAGGCGAAGGCCGTGAACCTGGAGCGGTTCGACGTGGATGCGGTGCATTCGTGGGCGAATGGGTTTGCAGAGGAGTGGCGGATGTGGGAGCTGCCCACAACCGACGACGCGAGCCTCTACCTGGATTTCCTGACGACCTACACGAGCGCGGCGAACGCGAAGGCGTCACAATTTGTGACGGATCCCCGGATCGCGGGGGAGAAGCTGGACGGGGTGTGGCGACAAGTGGCGGCGCGGAAGATGCGCCGCGGCGGCAAGGTGTACCTGGTGCAAGGCCTCCGCCGGGTGTATACACCGGCGAGCGTGGCGGAGCTGGCGGCGCTGCCGTACCGGCGGACGCGGAAGCACGAGATCCTGGCGCCGTTCTCCCTGGGCGCCGGCGAGGGGGATGAAGTGGGGTTTGTGTGGGAGGACCTGAACCCGTCGAACGAGACGGCGTTTCGGGCGCTGACGGCCGCGGCCCTGGTGAAGGACCTGCCCGGGGCGGGCTGGACGTACGTGGACCGGGCCTTTACGCACCAGGGGAGCAACGTGGCGCAGGGGGTTGTGGTTTTCCGGAAAGTGGCGTGGAGCGCGTTCGATTACTCGAAGCCGGACCTCACCGAATATCAGAATTACGGGACCGAACACCAGGAGATCGATGAGAGTTATTTCGGGATCAATAACACGGACGCGCTGGCGAACCTCTACACCGCGGCCGCGAAGTACAACGTGATGCGCGTGAAGATCACGGAGCGCGGGGACGGGGCGCTCAATATCACGCGGACGAGCATTCACGAGGTCTATGGGAGCACGGCGGCCGGCGCCGTGCAGGCGCTGCGGCAGGAGAAGGTGGGGATCTGCGGGCTGCATCCGGTGACGCTGGATCGGGTGTTGGTGATCAACGAGAACCTCAAACTCGTCTCGAGCGCGTACACGGCGACGCCGGCGGACTATGCCCTCGAGGATATGCGGGAGGAGTTGAACGGGCTGGGGCTGTGGAACAAGTATTATCTCTATGTCAAGACGACGCCCACGAACACGACGCCGAGCTGGTATCAAAACGGGTGGATGAATCCGGGCGGGCATGAGGAGGGCACGGAGCACATTGCGCCCGGGATCCCCGTGGCGAGCGCACAGGCGAAGCTGCTGGCGATCACGCCGGATTCGGGCTATGCGGTGGAGGCGGGGAGCTGGGCGGAAGGGGCGTATGGGAGCGCGATTCTAAGGAAGCGGCAGGCGATGACGTGGGCGGCGGGGTGGAATGTGACAGGGAACGGGCCGGTTCAGATCGGGTGGGAGCCGGCCGTGGGGCGGCAGCCGGCGCGGGATACGTGGGCGTGGTTCGGAGTGCCGAGCGCCAGCGTGGCGACGGTGCTAGCGGCGGCGAAGTCGCTGGCGACCTATACGGGCTATGCGGCGCCCTGGGTGGTGGCTGGGGTGCAGATCCACTGGATGGGCTACAAGGCGGCGAACGTGATCGGGACGCTGGAGAGCCCGAACGCGGGGACGGAGCCCACCAAGGGGTCAAGCGATGATGAGCTGTGGGGCGATGGGACGGCTGGGGCATACATCCTGACGGAGCTGATTCGGGATGCCGATGGCCTGCCGATCTACTATGTGCAGTACGGGGTGGCGGAAGGGCGGGCCGGGAGCGAGGGGAGCGCGATCAACCAGATCAATGCGTGCGTGGCGACGAGCGGGCGGGCGTATTCGAGCCCGTTCAGCGGGACGGCCGGGAAACTGCTGTGCCGGGGGACGGATTGGCGGCGGGTGAAGGATTGGGCGTACGAGTGGAAGGCGGTGTGGATTGAGGACGAGGGAGTGGGGGAGCCCTAAGCGAAGAGTAACCGCGAATCACGCGAAGAAGACGCGAATAAGAGAAGAACGATGGATGAGAAGCGATATGTGAGGCCGCAGGATTCGGCGGTGGTGAAGGAGATGCTGCGGACGGCGGCGGGCAACGATGAGGCGGCCACGGCCCGCACGATCGACGCGCTGGCGAGCCGGCTGGCGGGGCTGGAGAACGCGCTGAAGGTGGCGCGCCTGGAGGCGATCCAGCAGGCGCAGGCGTTCGCGGGGCAACTCCGGGGCCTGGAGGCGGGATTGATCCGGCGGCGCGTGACCGATGAGCCGAATTGGCGGAAGGTGGAGATCCCGGAGAGCAAGGTGATGGTGGGTGGCGGCGGGGATTTGGCGGAGATGAGCCTGTATGTGGAGGCGGATAGCGAGACGACGGTGCAGGTGAGCGCGGGGAATATCAACCTGGCGACCCTGCTGTTCGACTACTATTGTGCTTTCGCCGGCTTTCAAACCACGAATGTTTCGGTTGGGGCAGACGCCAGTCTGGGTAGCGAGGCCGAGCCGTACATTTTCCTGAACTCCGACGGCAGCCTGGATTCTGCCGCCGCCTACCAGGCGCCTAACGGTAACATCCTGGACGCCGTAGAAATCGGCGTGATCAAGACCCTGGCGAAGCTGGAATTCACCGATGCAGTGATTTCGGGCATCACCCGATACAATCTCGGGAACATAGACGCGACGATTGGGCAACAGTTCTACTAGGAGACGAACATGGGTTACATCAATGTGACGGAGATGATGAGAGGACCGATCACGCAGCCGAAACCGTTGCGGAGGTATGCGGGGTTCATGCAGAAGGAAAGCGGTCCGAAGGAGCCGATCTATGTGGACTACCCCAAGCGGGATTATCGGGCCGCCCAAGCGATGCCCGCGCCGGAACCGGCGCCCGCCACGAGCCGGGAGTTCATGGGCGGAGACGCGGAGTCTCCGGCCGAACCCCGGGGCTACCGGTACGACCCCGAGGCGCTGATGGGTCGGGCGAAGGCGATGGCGGATGAGAGTATCAGCGGGTTGTCGGCCGCAATCCGGCCGGACGAGTACCAGCGTCAGGTGCGGAAGAACTTCGGCAAGCTGCAACTCCTGGAGAAGCGGAGTTCGGAATTGATGGGGCGTGAAGGGGAGCAAGGGGACCGGCGGGCGCGGCTGGCGATGGAGGCGGATGAGTTCGGGTGGAAGCGGGAGTTGCGTCCGCAGGAGATGATGAAGGGGAACCTGGAGATTGCAGGGAAACAGGTGGGGCTGGCGGGCCAGATCCAGGAGGCGGAACTCCGGCAGGCGCAGGAAGGGCGGGCGGCGGAGGGGAACGAGTACGAGAAGAAGAATCGCTGGCTGAAGGAGAATGAGACGCTGCAGCAGATGGAGATCCGGCACGCAAACGAGTTGCGGGAGCACGAGAAATGGCAGGCGGAGAAGCAAGACCGGGTGAAGGGAATGCCGGTGCCGGAGACGCCGGAGCCCGGAGCCGCGCCAGGCGTCGCCCAAGGGGCTACGCCGGGCACGGCGGCGCAACCGCTTCCGCCGATCATGGTGCCGGCAGATGCGCGGAAACTGCCGAAGGGAAGCCGATTCCGAACGCCGGACGGGCGTGAAATGGTGGTTCGCTGAGGGGAGCTACGAGTGCCAGAACAGGACGTCTATGCTGAGTTTGCCGATCCGGTAGGGCCGAGCGCGACAGCGGTTGCAGATCCGCCGGATCCGTATGCCGAGTTCGCGGACCCGGTGGCCCCGGCGGCGCCGGCGGGCGCGACCGAGGCGGATCCCTATGCCGCGTTCGCGGACCCTGTGACTCCGAGCGCGACGCCCCGGGGGCAACCTGATCCCTATGCTGAGTTCGCCGATCCGGTGCAGCCGGAGAAGCCCTACAGCCTGGGCGCGGACGTGTCGGCGGCGCCAGGAGAGGCGGGCCGGGGTTTCGCGCGAGGCGGGGCGAGCGTGAGTGCGGGGCTGGGCGGCCTTCTCGAGGCCGCGGGCAGGGCGGGTTCGCGGTTCGAGTCGAATGTGGCGAGGGAACTGCAAATGCGGTGGTTCTATCCGGGCGGGAAGTGGAACCCCGTTCTCTCGGCGTTCGGGATGAAGGAGCCGGAGCCGGGGGCGGAAGGGGATACGCTGCGCCAGGGCGGGACGGAGGTGACGCGGGGATACAAGGCGGTCGGGGAGGCGGGGCAGAAGTGGGCGGAGAAGATGGAGACGATCCAGGCGGGCCCGGAGCTGGCGCCGCGGCCGGAGGGGCCTTACTCGAAAGTGGCAGGGATCGTGTGGCAGGCGGCGCCGATCGTGACGGGCCTGATCGCGACGCGAAACCCGACCCTGGGCGCGAGCCTGTATGCGGCGGTGGTGGGCGGCGAGGGGTTTCACAGGGCGAAGGCGGCGGGGCTGGACGATACGGAGGCGCTGGGGGCGGGTATCTTGCACGGGGCCGGGGCGTACGCCGGCGGACGGGTGAACCTGGAGAACATCTTCCTGAAGGATACGGCGGTCCGGGATGCGGTGGCGCGGTTTGGGTTCAACAAGGTGGCGGGCTGGGGGGTGCAGTACGCGAAGGCGGCCGGGGCGAACGTGGCGGTGAACGAGGCGCAGCAGGTGTACGATAACGCGGTCCGCATGGGCTACGACGGGAATGCGAAGGCGTTCGATGGGTTGATGGATGCGGCGATCATGGGGCTGCTGTTCTCGGCGCAGCACGCGCCCGGGAGCGCGGCGCGGGCGTTCCGTGAGGCGAACGTGAAGACGGTCCGGGCGAACCTGGAGAAGGCGTTCGGGGCGGAGAACGTGAAGCCGCACGGGGAGTCGGGCTTTGAGGTGGCGAATGGGGAGCAGCGTACGATCGTGGAGTTTGTGAAGAGCGAGGCGGAACTGGGTCCGCGGGACGTGGAGGAGCTGGCGAAGAGCGGCCGGGAGAAGTATCCGAAGCTGTGGGAGGAGGCGCTGAAGCAGGCGAAGGGCGACGAGCCGTCGGCGAAGGTGTGGCTGGCGGACCGGATGAGTCCGCCGGCGGCGACGCGGGCGAATGTGACGATCCGTGATCCGGCGACCGGTGCGCTGGTGGACGTGGATGGGTTGATTCAGTTGGTGGCGGGCCGGGCGACCGTGGGGCAGACGCGCCATGAGTTGCTGCATGACTTGGCGAGGTTGTCCGGGGCGAGGAAGGAAGGGGATCTGCTGGTGGACCCGGTGTCGGGTGAATCGCTCAGGGAGGAGGCGCTGGCGGAGGCGCTGGAGAAGGGGATCGATCATCCGATCACTCGGCGGGTGAAGGATGCGGCGCTGGGGATCGTGAATTTGTTCCGGACGGAGAAGCAGGAGAGCCCGTTCCAGACTGCGCGGCGGCTGATGCGGGGGATGCAGGAGGAGGCGAAGCTGGCGGGGGAGGCGGCGGAGCCGAAGGCGCTGAGCGCGGAGGAGTCGGCGGAGACGGCCGCGGCCGCGGAGGCGGCGGCGAGGGCGTTCGATGCGCGGGCGGTGGAGCCAGGGGGCGGGCCGGGCGGGATCCCGCTGCTAGAAGGACCGCCGAAGCGGGTGACGGGGCTGGTGGACCAGTTTGGGCGGACGATCGCAGGGACGGAGAACCTGCCTGTGCGGGCGGCGGTGGAGCCACGGAATGCCCCGGCACAGGGCCAGGGCGCTAGCCAGGCCGAGAAGCCGATTACTGCCGTGTCAGCACAAAGGCCCCCCCCCTCGATCGGCGGTCCTGGGGCACTTGGCGAGGCCGAAGGCAAGGGACAGAGGCCGGAAGTCGGAAATCAGCCCCCCGTCGCTGCGGCCGGCGAAGCCGGCCGAACTATGGAGGGCAAGCCGGGGCCCGGCGCCGGCGAGGCGCCTTTATCGACCCCGGCCCCCTTTGTCACACCCTACCGGGCGACGCCGGCGGCGATCCGGTTAATGGGCGGGACGGACCTGGTGGCGGCGGCCAAGGCGAACAAGTGGCCGTCCGGTCGGTCGGTGCTGGATACCCTGGCCAGCCGGACGAGTGGGGCGCTGCGGCGCGGACTGCTGGACCATCGGGACGCCTATATGCAGGCGGAAGGACTCACGGAGAAGCCGGGCCCGTCCCTCGAGACGCGGGAGAAGATGAGACAGAGCGCTAAGGCGCGGATGGCCAGGGAAGACGAGGCGGGGCAGATGGGCGTGGCGCTGGTGACGAAGATGCGGGACATCCGCCAGGCGGAGCCGGTGCCGGTGAACGCGGAGGAGCTGAACCCTGGGGACCTGGTGTACATGGACGGGGAGTGGTTCAAGGCAGGGCGGTCCGGCGGGGAGACGGTGCTGAAGGACGTCGAGCACGCAATGGACCTTTACGGGATGCGGAACGCGATGAAGAACCACGGGCCGGAGTCGGGGGATCCTAATCCGATCACCTGGGACGACCTGGCCCGCGTGCCGGAAGTGATTGCGGCGGACGCGAACCCGAAACTGGTGGGCCACACGGGAGGCGGGTTGCCCGTGATCCGCTACGAGAAGCGCATCAATGGGAACGTGATTGTAGTCGAGGAGGTCAGAACGGGCCGCGGGGAACTGATGTTCAAGAGCATGAGGAAGCGCCCGTCCGCGATGTTGAGTGCCGGTGAAGGCTCTCCTCCTACGTCCGAAACGTTTCGGAGAGAGCTTCCTCATGCCCAAGAGAGTATCCCAGAAACGGGAGAACAGGTCAAGCCCGGGGAGCCCCGCTATCCGGTTGACAAGACGGAGCAGACACGGCAAGAAGCAGGGATGACTCCAGGCGGCTACCGTAAGCGGGATCTGCAATCGGCGATCCGGATGCGCCAGGAGGAGCCGCAGGGGTCCCTGGCCAACTATGGAGGAAGAGAGCTGGCCGAGTGGCTTGGGAAACCGCCACCGCCTGATGGCAAACTGACGCTCTACCGCGCCACACCTACGGGGGAGCCGATCCGGCCGGGGGATTACGTGACCAATGAGCGGGCCTACGCCGAGCAGCATATTGCCGCCAACCTGGGAGGGAAGGGGAAGATCACTAAACTCGTCGCCACCCTGGACGATATCTATCCGGCCGACGGTCCGAAGGAATTCTGGTTTGCCCCGAAAAGTCTGGAGAAGGATATCCGCTACGCCGTGGAGAAGAAGGCGGGAGAGGAGCAGCCGCGAGGGTTCAACGTCAAGCCGCCGGCGCGACTGTACCGCGGCATCATGGCGGATGGGACGAGCGCGGGGACTCGGGAATGGCTGGACCGGTACACGGCGCTGGCGGCGAAGATCGACGTGACGACCGGGGATATGTTCGGGACCCAGGCGGCGACGCGGGAGGAGCTGCTGGGGAAGGCGCTGAAGACGAAGATTGAAACGCAGAAACCCTTTATGCCTCAGCCTTCGGGCGAGGCTCAAGCCCCGGCAGCCGCCCGTAAGACGGCGGCACCTACCCCTGAGGGGGCGGAGGCCCACAAGGCACCGATCACCAAAGCCGGGGCTGTCCTTGCAGACTGGCCGAAGGACTTTGGCGGAGCCAACCCCAGCGATGACGCGATGAGATTCGGAATCGAACACCAAGCGCCGGAGCACCTGGCCGAGATGGAGCGACGGTACCAGGCCAGCCTGGCACGGGGCGATCCGCTGATCGCAGAGGCGGAGGCGGCGCTGGCACGAGGGGACCGCGCAGAAGCCACGCGCATTACGGAGGCGATGGAGCGTGTGCCCCAGCTGGCGCAGTTCTGGCGCGAAGCACGATGGGCGGCCAATCAGGCCTTGACAGGGAAAACGGAATCCGATATTCTCAGTCTCAGAACAGGAGAGCAATATGCTGACCGAACAGGAAATCCGCCAGAAGATCGCCCGGGTGCGGCAACAACTCGCGGAAGGCCGGGCCTGGCTGGAACAGTGCCAGAGGGAACGGCCGGACCTGGCCGCCCTGTACCGGCGCAAGTACCCGGACAAGGCGGAAAGCCTCTCCCCCGCGAACCCCTGGGCGCTCCACTCCACAAAGGCCTGACGCCACCCCCGGCGACCGTGCGAGAAGCCGCGGCGGCTATGTCTCTGCCGGCAGAAGAACCGCGCCCGGGACAACCGATAACCGAAGCTGCCCCGCCTCTCTCTCTCCACCAACGCGAGCCGCGCTCCGCCAAGGATATCCGCCGGACCTACTTCATTGAATCCGTACTGAACCCGGACGGGCAGCGGGAATACTTTGCCGGGGACGCGGAGGGAAACGAGACGCCCCGCTTCTTCTCCGCGGAGAAGGCGGCCGCCTACTACGAACGCGAGCAGCGGCTGAAGCAGATCGAGTTTCTGCGCGGGCAACTCTCCCGGACTTGGTTTCAGCGATCCCGCCTGCCGGTTGATGAAATCTTCCCCGAGTATGACCCCGCGATCATCCGGGAAGCGGCGCGGGAGAATGCCGCGAACGAGCCGATCCGCTATGCGGTGGAGAAGAAGGCGGGAGAGGAAGAAGCTGGCGCGGCGAAGCCGCGCTTCGCGAATCCGATGGTCGAGGGCGAGGCGTGGAAGTGGGCTGCTACCCAGCGGACGGCCCGGGAAGCGGCGGGGTTGCCGCCGCACACGACGGATGCGGAGATCCGGGCGAAGGCGGACGCAATCCTGGCCGATAAGCCGGGAACATGGTCGGCGTTGCGGCGGGGCGAGTTGAATATGGTGGATGACGCGGCGAAGATGCAGGCGGCCAAGCGGCTCCTGGACGAGAAGGTGTCCGCGGCGATCCAGGCCGGCGATGCGTCCGGGCTGGCGGAGGCGGTCGAGGCGTATGGGCGATACGAGGAGGCGGGCAGCCGCATGGGCGCCGCCTTCCGCGAGCGGCGGGACCGGGCCGGGATGCCGGTGGAGGAGCAGAACCGCGGGACAATCACGGACGCGCTGATGCAGGAGCCGAAAACCGTGATCGAGAAGTGGAAAGCGATCCGGCCCAAGGAGACGACGCCGGAGGAGACGGCGCAGAAGGCCAAGGACAAGGCGGAGCGGATTGTCTATACCGCACGCGAAGTCATGCGGCGCACGGGGCTGAATCCGGCGCGGTTGAGTAAGCAGACGCTCCGGGATTCCGCCACGGTCTCTGAGATCATACGGATCAAGGAGACGACGCCGGAGGAGACGGCGCAGAAGGCCAAGGACAAGGCGGAGCGGATTGTCTATACCGCACGCGAAGTCATGCGGCGCACGGGGCTGAATCCGGCGCGGTTGAGTAAGCAGACGCTCCGGGATTCCGCCACGGTCTCTGAGATCATACGGATCATCGACACTCTGAGCGCGGTGCCAAGTGATAAGGCGTTCGAGTTCTGGCGGAACGGTCTGTTGTCGGCGCCCGGCACGCAGACGGCCAACATCATAGGCAACACGGCGGCGATGCTGGAAGACCGGCTGGCGCAGAAGTCGGCCGAGGCGCTCTTGAATGTGTTTGTCCGGCGGAAGGATGTGACCACGCTGGGCGAGTTGCTGCCGATGTGGGTCGAGACATTCCGTAGTATGCGCAAGGCGGGCCGGCACGCCCTGCTGGCGTTTTCCACGGAGCAGCCGGTGTTGGAGGGGCACAAGGTCGAGGAAAGCGGCCTGGCCATTGCGGGGACCAAGGGCCGGGTAATCCGGGCCCCGCAACGGATGCTGCTGGCGGCGGATGAGTTTGCGAAGACGGTGATCTATGATTCGACGATCGCGGCCCTGGCCCACAGGACCGCGCGGGCCGAGGGACTCAAGGGCGAGGCGTTCCAGGAGCGGCGGCAGGACCTGCGAACGCGTCCGACCGAGAAGATGCAGGCTGAGGCCCTGGCCGAGGCGAAGCGTTTGACCTACCAGGAGCGACTGGGCAAAGTCGGCGGGCTGGTGCTCTTGATTCGGAAGACGATCCCGGGATCGCGGTACGTGCTGCCGTTTGTGGTGACGCCCCTGAACATCATTAAGATGGGGTTGCGCAAGACCCCCCTGGGTTCGCTGTCACTCGGCGTCAAGCTGGCGACGGGACAATACCGCGGAGAGGGCGGGCAGTTGACCCGGGACATTGCTGAGCAGTTGATCGCCTGGGGAACGTTCGCGGCGGTCGGCGCCTACATGGACGACGAGGAGGGCAAACCGAGAATTACAGGGAACCGTCCGCCCCGGCGGACGCCTGCGGGCGAACGAGGAATCCAGGAAGCGCTCTATCCCTCGCAGTCCATACGGATAGGCGGACGCTGGTGGAGCTACGCCCGCATTGAGCCCATGGCCACCTCTCTTGCGGCGATGGTGGACCTCGCGCAGGCGTTCAAGGAGGGGCCAAGCGACGAAGACATAGGCGAACGGTGGAATCGCCTGTACGCAACCCTCAAGGCAACCGTGAGGGACAAGACGTTCTTGAGTGGACTGGGCGACGTGATCCGGGCCTGGGACGAGGATACCATGTCCGGCGGGACAACGCGCTGGCTGACGAACTTTGCCGCATCCTGGGTGCCAAACATCGCGCGAGTCTCTATGCGGGCGTGGGACCCCGAGTTCCGCGACCTGCGACTCCGCCGACAGGATGACGAGACGCTGGCCAGTGCGGCAGTCCGAATCGCCAAGCAGGCCGGACAGCAAGCGGCGCCGGTGCCCGGCTGGGCTCCCAGTCCGAAGCGCGACTGGCTGGGCCAACCAATTCAGAAAACGGAACGCCTGGGCCCGGCGACGGACGTGGTTTGGCGCATACTGAGCGGCATGAAGATCCAGGAAGTCCCCGACCCGGAGGCATTGACAACGGCCCTGGACCGTTTCGTCTGGAACTACAACCAGAAGGCCGAGAAGAACGGCTGGACCGATCAATGGTGGCCCGGGGCGGCGCGTAACGAAATGACCCTGCCGGGCTATCCCGGGACGGACCGCAAGCGGTACATGACGGACGACGAATTTGAGCGCTTCCAGATCCGGCGTGGCGAGTTATTCCTGGCGGCCGCTGGCCGTTACCGCTGGGACCCGGTAGATCCCAAGCAGACCCACATGCGGCACCTGAAGCACCTCTACGAGCTCGCCACTGATCGGGCCCGCCGCGAGGCGATCGAGGCCCGGACCCGCCGCTGACCCGCCTTCACGCCCACGACCGCCCGGCCAGGACATCGCAGATCGTCTGCCGGGTCACCCCGAACCGGCGGGCGAGCCGGCTCTGCAATCCCCACTGCCGCCCCTCGCGCTCGGCAATCCGGGCGCGGAGACGGATGTTGTACACGTCCGCCCGGGTGAGGACCGCGCGCGGGTTGTGCGCCCCAGATTTGGATTTGCTGCGATTCACTCGGACACCCCTTTCTCGAATTCGACCCAGGAGTTCCAGATCCCGAACGATTCGCCCCGGACTCCGGTGAGCTGGACGCGGGCGCCGCCGGCGATCGCGGCGGCGATGTCGTCCACGTCGGCGACGCAGAAATGGTCGGCGTCGGGGGTATCCTTGAGATACCAGCGGTTTGCGGAGTGCTGCTGGACGAACCAGTAGCCGGATCCGGTGGGCTGGTAGATGCGGAGCGTGGTGTACCGCCGGTCGTGCTCGCGGGGCCGACGGTCTTCGGGTTGTTTATCGAGCCAGGCGAGGGCCTGACCCATGGTCAGGGTGGGGTTGATGTTGGACATGTCTTTTTGGCGGCAACGGATTGCCGCCCTCCATGGCGGATTCCGGGCAACTGGCCTCGTCAGTCCCCGGCCCTACCGGGGAGACGGCCGCCACGCGGCGGCCGTTTCGGCCTCATCAGATGCCGGCGAGCGCGAGATCGCGCTCGAAACGCTGGCGGATTTCGGGGGTGACGACGGCCTTGATTTCCTCGACGGTGTACTCGCCGTCGAGGTCGATGCCGGCGGCCTCTGCAAACTCCGAGAGGCCGGACCGGCAGAATCCCCAGCGGGTTTCGGCGACATCGGCGGAGAGCAGTTCCCCGCGCGCGGCGGCGGCGGCGTGCCGGAGTTTGCGGGCCAGGCCCGTGACGGCCTCGGCGGCCGTGGGGGCGTGGAAACACGTGCCGTCGGGCGACTGGGCGACCATGTCCACGCGGATCCCCAGCAGGGACCGCTCGCGGATGCGGGTCCCGTCCGGCAGCGCATGTCCGGTGCTCACGGTGCACGCGGGATGCAGGCGGGCGGCGAGGTCCGCGCGGTCGCGGATCTGGGACTCGGGGACGAGGCCCAGGGCGACGAGCACGCGGGAGCGCCAGTCCCCGCGCTGGTCGTGATTGGCCTGCGGCGCGAAATTATCCAGCGGGGCGACGGGGTTGGAGGGCAGCAGGCGCGAGCGGTAGTACGTGCTCCGGCTGTCGGGCCAGTGGTGTTTGCCCCGACTGTCCCAGGTCACATCCTCGTGGCGGTCCGTCCGGAGGATCCGACCGTCGGGCAGGACGAGGCCGAGCCACGTGTAATCCCAGGCGAGGCGGGCGGACAGCCAGGCGGCCGGCGGCTCGCACGCGGCGAGCATTTCCGCGCGTTTCGCGCGGAGGTCGCGGCGGTGGGCCAGGGCGGCGAGGATGCGGCCCTCGGTGCGGTCGCGGTTGAGGTCGGGGAGGGACGACTCGGAGTTGCGCCAGTCGGTGTGCCCCTCGGCGATGGCCGCGCGGGCGGCATCAGCGGCGGCGACGTTGGCTGCCCGGACCTCGCGCTCGTGGCGATAAGCTCCCCTGCGGACGTGGGCGGCGATGGTCTCGCGGGCCTGGTCGATGGTGAGCCCCTCGGCGCGGTAATCCCACGCGGTGCGGATCTGGGCGGCCGAGGCGGGCTGGACCTCGAGGATGCGGTCGATCGTGGTGCCGTGGGCGCGCCAAAATGCGGCGTCGTCGGTGAGAGTTTCGGCGGGCGGGGTTGTGGTCTGCTTGGTCATGGTGACCTCCTGCGGCGATCGTCGCCGCTCGTTGCCCGGGTCGGTCGGGCGCCGGCCGGCGCGGAAGAGCGCCGGCACTTGTAATCAAGCAGGCTCTATGCCAAGGCCTTATGATCGTACATTAAGCCCGGACTCCATGAGGATATGTACGATCATAATCCCGAGTCTGAGAAAATCCCCTCTCCAAATTGAGAACGAGAATTCCGCCGGAGGTCCCTGAAGCCGAAAATCCTGGGTACGATCATAAGCGGCGACGAGAGATCGCGCGTCCTGGGGCATCCTGAGCGGTCGGATTTCGCCCGCTGCCTCACATCACCCGGCACATCACGCGCACGGGACTAGTCATAACACATTGCGGCTCAATTCTCTGCCCGCAAATGACTTCTTTTCCGTAGTCAGATGCTCTGTCCAATTGAGCTACAGGTACGTTGATCAATGTTTCCGGGCATTCCGTGCGTTTCGCCCTTTGTTTGCAGTCAGATGCTTCACGTTTTCAGGCTGTCAGAGGCTGTCAGAGATTGTCATTGACTACCAGTTTCGCTTACATCATACTTACATCATCGATCATCTGATTCGGTTTCAATCCACGCCCGTGGCCGGGCGACAGTCAGGGAGGACGCGATGCAGATCGATCCTGTTGACGGTGGGTTTGTACTACACGAGAGCATTCAGGGCAAGACCATTTCGCAAACGCTCAAGGCGGGGACTCGCCCGGCGGCCGAGGTGGAGGCGAACGAGATCCTGGAGCGATGGAGGGAGCGGCTGCGGAATCTCTGGCTGCGCGGCGGGCGCTGGTATTGCGTGGCCACGGTGGACGGGCGCCGGATCTCTAAGGGCCTGGACCTGCCGGAGTCTGACTGGGAGCCGGCGGGCCGCCGAGCGCGGGCGCTGATCGACAAGGCGAGCAAGGGGAAGTGGGAGGTGCTGGCGGCGACATCGAGCAAGCCGGGGTTTGCGACGTTCGGAGATCTGGAGACGGTGTTTCGCGGGGAGGCGGTGAAGCATGGGCTGCGCGACCGGACCGTGAATGACTATATTTCCTCCATGCGCACGGTGCTCGGCGTGGACGGGGAACTCTCGACAACTCCCGTTACCGTTGCGACGAGGGCAGCCGTACAATCGTTCGTGTCGCGACGGTTGAAGGGCAACCAGGACGAGAATACCAACATCAGCATCCGGCGCAGTTGTAAGAGCGTGGTCCGACAAGCGCGGGCGCTGTTCGGTAAGAAGTGGGCGATGGAGGCATACCGGGCCGAAGGGCTCTGCCTTCCGGATATGGCGCCCTTCTGCACGTGTTTTGTGACGGAAGCGGACCCCTCGCGGTACGTCATGACGGAGGAGCGGAAGCGACTGTTGGAGCTAACCCACCGTCAGGCTCGCTCCCTGCCGCGCGAGTCTCCTCCAATCTGGGCCGCCTATCTTTTGTGCTACTGGCTCGCCATGCGAGCCAGTGAGGCGGCTGCGGCACGGTGGACATGGATCGTGCAGGACGACGCGGGCCGCTGGTGGATGCAGATTATCAACCGCCCGGAGGAGGGATACCGAACGAAGGCCACGCAAGGGAAAGTCCCCGTCCCAATCAAGGTCAAGGAATGGCTGGACAAGGTTGCCGAGAGCCGGCCGGGCGACGTGCATATCATCCCGGCTAAACACCACACGGGCAGAGGGCGAGTGATCGAGCGGGAGCTGGCTGGGTGGATGCGCGGGTTGGGCTGGGATCGGTTGCGCTATCAGCACTGCGCACACGAGCTTCGGGCCGCTCGCGGCTCTGAATGGTACACCAAGAGGGGACTGGAGGCGGCGTGCACGTGGCTGCGCCACCAGGATCCGAATACAACCAAACGGTTCTACGCCGACTTCACATCGCAACCGCCGACGTTGGAGGTGGGAGAATGATCATTTCTTCTTGCCAGGGATCAACCTCAAAGGCCGTCTTAAAGGCCGAATCGACGCGAATGTTGATTTGAGTTGTTCTCATCCTCCCCACAGTACACCCCGTGTATTGCGTTGTCAATACAAGATATCACAGATTGCTAGCACTCACGCCGTACAGCAGGAAGCTAGATATGTATTGACAATGGGAGACACCGTCTGTATATTGACGCGCAGAGAGTTGAAAAGGGGTTGGGCACGGGTTGGAGGTTGGCGATGCGGCAAGGGAAACGGGAAATCCAGTTGAGTCTGACCGCACTGAGAAAAGTCGGACTCATCAGCACAATCAAGACCGTACTGGGCGTCACGATCGCAATCCCAAGCGTTTTTGGGGGCTCCCCCCGATGAGCGCCCCCCAACTTGTCACGTTCCGCCCGACTGCGGAGGACTGGAGGCTGGTAAGGCGATATTCGCGGGCGACCGGCCTGAGTCAGAGCGAACTGATCCGGCGGGCGATCCGGATGGCCGGCCCGGCTCTGGTGTCGGGCATGGCGGCCGCGGCCGCGGCGGTCCAGGCGGCAGTGACGGGAGGCAAGCAGCCATGACAGACCTGCGTAAGCGGGTGGCCCGGGTGACCGTGGGCGAGGTGCCCGCGGTTCGGCGCCGCGTGGTGGTGGCCCTGGAGCCTGGGGACGTGTTGGCGTTCCGGGAGCACGGTCGGCGGCGCTGGTACCGGGCGCCGATCGCGCGGATCTTTGTCCTGGTGGCCAGGTGGAACGTGGACGCAGAACGAGAGGAGAAGCGTCGATGCAAACCCCTACACTGACACCAGAGGAGCGGGCCGTGTGCCTGGGCGAGGTCGGGATCGGATTTGAGACGGCGCTGCAGGAGCGGAGCCAAGGGCTCTCAATCCCTGCGCTGGAGGCGGACTATCGCCGGACGCGATCACAGATCGCGTTAATCGCGTGGTCGGATGCAGTCGGAGCGGAGTCCCGACGACTCGGGGCGGCCCTTCAGGAGTTTAGGGGCCATCGAAAGGACTATGAGCTGGATCGACTACCAGCAGAGGCGCGAGCCAATCGTGGCCAGGTTGGCATGGCTGGACATTCGCCCGGGTGACGTGCTGCGGCCGATCGGCGCATCCTTTGCGACCAGAGACGGCCGGACAATCCCCGCATGGGCGGTCCGGATCCACTGGGGCAGCGGTTTCTTTGTGTGTGCCGCGGGACAACGGGAGCTTCCGATATGACGACCAACCGGCGCGTTGAGGAGCACTACGACTTCAAGCGGGTGGGTGAGCTTCTTTCCGTCTCTGTCTCCACGGTCCGGCGGCTCGTCCGTACCGGGCGAATCTCCCCCGTCAGAGTGATCAGCCGCCAGGTGGTCCGAGTGCCTGAAAGCGCGGTAAACCGATTCCTGGAGGCCCGGACAGTCTGATGACGGCCTTCCTCACCACAACGCAAGGGGATCTTTTTCGCCCCGAGGATCTGCCGGAATGCGACGAGTACCTCGCCCGATCCGTGGCGATGGGTGAGTACACGGGGGAACTTCTTTTTCGTCAGAATCCCCGGCTCTACAAAGCCACCGCGGCGATGCTCGCGGCTGGCATGGGCATCCGCCAGGTGAGCCGGCTAACTGGGCTGTGCTGCCGGTCGGTGAGCGCCGTCCTGGAGCACGAGGGGCAGGCCATAGCGACGATTAAACAAAGACTCGCCTCCACTCTCCTGCATCTCGGGATGCTGGGTGCCGAGGCCGTCCTGGAGTCTCTGCAGTCCGGCGAGCCGATCAGCCCGAAGGAGCGGCGCGACCTCATGATCGCGGTGGGCATCGCGATCGACAAGGGATTGCTCACGGCGGGTGAGGCGACGTGGCGAGGTGAGGTGCTCCACCGGCCGGCGCCAGGGCATGACGACTACAACCGGATGCTGGAATCGGAAGGCGTGGAAGTAACCGGTAGTCGCGGGGAAACGCCGGCCCAAAAGAGCGCGGCGCCCGGGGCCAGCGAGGGGCCCCTGGGCCCGGAGCCGGCGCCAGGTGGGGATCCGCGGCCGGCGATCGGGCCGGAGCGGCAGCTCCCGGCCGGCGACCCGGTGAACGACCAGGAAGGGGCGAAGACTGATGTGTAATCAGATGATTCGGACTGTAAGATGCAGTGGTTGCGGGCCAACGAGGAAGGTGATGGGCCTACTGATGCGACATGTGAGGCGCGACAGGTAGGAGGAGGGGGGGGTGCGGGCGATCGCCCGGGGGCCGGGCGCGCATACTCATCCGCGCATGGGATTTTATGGGTAAAGGGCGACTTCAAAAGGAGGCGAACGGATGGACACGGAACTGACCACGAAAGAGGCGGCGGAGATCCTGGGGGTCACGGCCAAAAGACTGCGCGAGCTGCGGTCGACCCTCCACGAGGAGGACTTCGAGCTGCAGACAGACGGTCGCACGCGGTACACGGAGACGGGGTGGAAGGCCCTCCTGGCAGCGGCCAACGGCACGGCGAAAGAGGGCGGGCCACCGCCACCCCCGCCCCCGACGATCCCGCCACCCGGGCCCGTGGAGGGCGCGCCGCTGATGGCGCGGGTGATCGGGCGGCCCAACCCGCGGCTCCTGGTGGGCCAGCTCGAGGACGGACGGAGGATCACGATCCGGGTGCAGCACAGCGGCCGCTTCCAGCTCTGGAAGGCGGCCGAGGCAGAGACGAAGCCGACGATGCTGGTTCCGGTGCGCTACGTGCGCGGGGAACTGTACGAGCTTGCCCGGCGGGGGCCGCGGTGGTTCGGAAGATGGTGAACGGCCTATGCCCGACTTCTGCGACAACGGGTACCTGATGCTGCCCCGGGATCTCACCGTGCAAGAGATCTTCCGGCTGAGCGGGGACGCGGCGCTCGTCTACCTCTACTTCTACGCCCGGGCACACTGGAAGCGGAACAACGGGAGGCCGGTGGGCACGCTGGAAACGAGTTATCCCCTTGCAAAGGGCGAACTTGTGAAGACGGTGGGCTTCCGTCCGGTGCCGTTGACCAAGAAGGCATGGAAGGCTTCCACTGAACTGCTCACGAAGCGAGGACTGATCCGAACAGTGAAGACGGCACACGGCATGATTGTAACCGTTTGCGAATACGACCGTTACACCGATCCGAAGAGCTATGAAACCGCCAGTGAAACGGACAGTGAAACGGACATGAAGCCCACCAGTGAAGCCGACACGTTTCCTTATAGAGAAGAAGAGAAGAAGGAAGACTCTCAGAGCGGGGGCGGGGAAGCACCCGGGGCAGCTCCGGAGAAGAAAGAGAACATCGGGAGCAATCGGGCATGGGAGAAGTGGTACCGGGACTTCAGGGCGTGCCCGGGGTGCGTGGACGTGAACCGGATGGCGTTCGAGAACACGATCAAGGGGGCGCTCTACGCGGATCCGGGGCTGGATGTGGGCGAGGTGATCGCGGAGTTCGGGCGGAAGTGGAGCGGGGGGAGGCCGGCGAAGCCGATCGCGGCGTTGGAGGCCGAGCTGGCGCGGCATTTGCCGGAAAACGAAACAGGGGAACCGCCGGCGCCGCCGGCGTGGACGCCGAGCTTTGGATTCAAGAGCAAAAAGGGGGAGGGGCTGGCTCCGCTTGGCGGCCCGCGCGCCGCGGCGCCGGGGAAAGGGGGAGAGGGGATATGAGCGAGAGGATTCCACCGTACAGCGAAGAAGCGGAGCGGGGCGTGCTGGGCGCGGCGCTCCTGGACGGATCGCGGGTGACCAGCTCGGCCTTCTCGGCCGGGCTGACCGCGGACGCGTTTTACGTGCCGGCGCACCGGACGGTGTGGGAGGCGGTGACGGCCCGGGCGCAGGTGGGGAACGGGAGCGTGGATATCCTGCTGGTGACGGAGGCGCTGAGGAACAAGAACCGGCTGGAGGAGGTGGGCGGGCAGGGCTTCCTGGACCGGCTGGTGGACGGGACGCCGACCGCGGCGCACGCGGAGTATTACATCGACATCGTGCGGCAGAAGTGGATTGCGCGGATGGCGATCCAGCACGCGCTGGAGATCGCGGATGCGGGGTACCACGCGGAGAGCGGGGATGGCTTGATCCAGGATGCGGTGAGCCGATTCACGGGGCTGGTGGGGCAGCAGGATGTGCGGCGCCTCACGACCGCGGAGCGGCTGGCCCGGCTGATGCAGAAATGGCAGGACGCGCACGATGGGAAGGGCGCGGCGATCGGGCTGGAGACGCCGTGGGATGCGCTGACGGAAATGCTCTGCGGGGTGGAGGTGGGGGTGACGCTCTTGGCGGCGCGGCCGAGCATGGGGAAGACGACGATGGAGGACCAGATTGCGAACCACGTGGCGAGCCTGGGGATCCCGGTGGGGCGGATCACGCTGGACTCGACCACGGACGAGCTGCTGGCGCGGACGTGCGCCCGGAGCGCGGGGGTGTCTCTGCCGAAGCTCAAATTCGGGTATGCGGGCGAGACGAACCTGGCGCGGGTGCGGGACGCGCAGGCGACGATCCAGGGGCTGCCGATTTTCTTTGACGACGAGAGCCGGGATATCCGGGCGATCTGCGCGAAGGCGCGGGCGTGGAAGATCCAGCACGACATCGGGCTGCTGACGCTGGACTACGTGCAGCTGGTGCAGGCGGGGGAGCTCTGGAGCGGGACGAGCGACAACAGCAAGGTGGCGTATGTGAGCGCGCAGCTGAAGGCGCTGGCGCTGGGGCTGCGGCTGCCGTTGCTGGAGCTGAGCCAGCTGAGCCGGCCGCCCAAAGAAAAGGGCAAAGTGCTGAAGCGGCGGCCGAGCCTGGAGGATTTGCGGGACTCAGGCGCCCTGGAACAGGACGCGCACAAGGTGATCATGCTCTACCAGGATCACGAGTGGTGCATGGAGGCGGAGAAGAATCACCCGGGCGCGACGCGCCACAAGCGGGCGCAGTGGGCGGACGTGCTCAAGCACAAGGACGGGGAGACGGGCCGGATCCCGATGTGGCTTTATCCGCACTATTTCAGGTTCGAGGAGGCGAACGAGGAATTCACGGGAGGGATGAGCTTTGACCGGGCGGGCGATCCGGTTGCGGAGGCGGAGCAGCCGCCGGACGAACCGGAGGCCACGCCGGAGGCGGTGGCGATTGAACCGGAGCCGGAACTGGACCTCCGGCCCCCAGGAGAGGAGCAAGACACATGAACGGGATGCCCGATTTACGGCCGGCGTGGAGCCGGACCTGGTGCGTGTGCTGGAAGAGCGGGAGCGGGTTCGGCCTGTTCACGCTGGGGGACGTGGAGAAGCTGAACGCGACCCTGGTGGCCCGCGGGGAGGTGGGCTACCAGGTGGTGGCGCTGTGCCCGGACCTGGCGGCGGCGCAGGAGAAGGGGCGGGAGTGGAAGCGGCGAAAGAAAGAACAGGCGGCGACGGGAACAAACAACCCCGGACCGGCCGGATTGGCGAAGGCCGAGGCCAGGCCGAGCCTAACGGCCGGGATCCGGGGCGATGAGTTGAGCGAGGGCATCGCGAGCGATAAGCGAGCGCTCGTGGAAGGAGAAGGATGAAAGCATTGAGTATTAGACAGCCGTGGGCGTGGCTGATCGTTCGGCCGGACATCACGGACCCGATCATGCGCGCCACGGCCCACGTGTTGAAGGACTTTGAAAATCGGGACTGGGGGAACTTCGCGGCGGGGCGCGCCTTCCGGGGCCCGGTTTTGGTCCACGCGTCGAGCGGAATGACTCGCGACGAATACGCGGCGTGCGAACTCTTCATTGCCGGGTTCTCCGACATCCTTCTGCCGCCGGCCCGGGCCTTACTGCGCGGCGGGATCGTCGGGCGAGCGGTGATTGATGACTGCGTTACACAGGCCCCTTCGCCATGGTTCACCGGAGAGTACGGCTTGCATCTGCGCGATGCCGAGCCGCTGCCGTTCCGGGCGTTCAAGGGAGCGCTGGGATTCTTTGAGGTGCCGGCCGAGCAGCCCGCCGTGCCGGACCGCTGCCGGGATTGCCCGCACCTGCAGCTGCCAGACAGCCAGCGGCCGTGCATCGGGTGCAAGAGGGGGGGCTTGCTGCGCTCGGAGGCCATCGCTCTCGCGGCGCCGGGGAACAAAGGCGTCACGGGCGCCGGAGGCGTACCGTGAACGCACTGGTTCGCAATTCCATTCTTCGCCGAGACGTGTTCAACCCGCGCAACTCGACGTGTTGCTCGGCACCGATTGCCGACTTGTCCGCGCACTGGTGGTGGACTGACAACAGCGATCCGGCCAGCCTCTACATTCACGCCTGCCGATGGTCGGACAGGACATATCATCGGGTGTGGCCGCGACCAATACCGGGCTACACCTGCACGCGAATCGAGATGAAGAACCGAATGCACGGGGCCAAGCTGTTTTGGCTCTACGATGCGAACACCGGCCTTCACCGGACCGAACCCGCCGCGGGTTCGGGTACGGTGCGAGGCTTGGTTGGCAATTCTGAATCATCGAAAGGGAAATGACATGGAGGACGTATGAAACAGGAAATGATATGGGCAACGCAAGCTGGAATCTCGCTGCACGTCGAGATGCTGGAGAAGTCGGCGCGGTTCAGGATCGAACGTGGCCCCGAGACGCTTGCAGTGGCAGAGATTGAGGACTGGAAGTTCTGCCGCGTCATACAGATTCTCGGCGGGATCGCGCCACAGATACGCAAGGAAGGCAAGACGCCTCTGCGTGCCAACGTTCCGGGTGAGTCTGCCTTGCCCGGAGAAAGGAAAGCATGAACAAGAAAGCGACGCGGGGCAAGGCTAGACTCGACCCGATTGTTCGGTGCCAGTTCTGCGCGTTTGCGGATGACGAATGGCGCCAGAAGGAACACAACGAAGACTCGCGATACGTCTGCAAGAGGTTTCCTCCGAAGCCACTGGCCGACGCAGAGATGGATCGCGACGCTATCGAGTGGCCTGGATGCTTCGCGCAACCAACGGTGCGCGGTGGCGACTGGTGTGGAGAGTTCAAAGCACGTACACCGAACGCCCACCCTCACGGGCGCGCTCCTGCGCGTACCGTGCAGGGTGTTGTTGGGGCTTCTGGTTCTGGAGATTGACCATGTACCGAGTATGCAAAGCGTTCCAGTTCGATGCGGCCCACAAACTGATTGCTCCCTACGAGGGGCGATGCACGCGGCTGCACGGTCACACCTGGCGCGTCGAAATCGTGGTCCGATCAGAGATGCTTGACCCGTGCGGAATGGTCATGGACTTCCATGACTTCGCGCCGCTCAAGAACCACATCGAGAAACGGTTTGACCATGCGACGGTCAACGACACGGTGAAGCAGCCGACCGCCGAGAACATTGCGCGGCACATCTTCGATTGGGCATCGGCGCACTGGTCGGTTGAATCGGTGCGCGTGTGGGAGTCGGAAACATCATGGGCGGAGTACGCAAGGTGATGGTCATGCCAGGAAATGACAGGGGCGCATGGTGGGGATGGCTTGCGGGTCGGTTCCCCGGTCGCATTGGCTCTCTTGTCAGCCCAGGCCGGTGGAAATCTCCGGTTTCGTTTGCGCCCTACGCCTGCGACAACGGGGCGTTTGTCGGGTTTGATGCCGAAGCGTTTGTCGGGATGCTTGCCAAGGCGAGAAAGCACAGTCCTCCGTTGTGGGTTGTGGTTCCCGATTCAGTTGGAAACCGCGACGAGACTTTGCGCCTCTGGAACGAGTGGCGTCCGCGACTGGACGGGTGGACGCTTGCAATGGCCGTGCAGGATGGTATGACGACAACCGATGTGCCTGTAGAAGCGGATGCTGTATTTGTGGGCGGCACAACCGCATGGAAATGGAAGTCCGTGCGCGGATGGTGCGCGGACTTCCCTAGAGTGCATGTGGGCCGAGTGAACACTGAGCGTCACCTTTGGATGGCACACGAAGCCGGAGCCGAGTCTTGCGACGGAACTGGATGGATGCGAGATGTGCAAGAGGAACTGCCTGGGCTTATCCGCTACCTTGAGCAGTCGAGCAACGGAGGGAGGCCGCAGATGACGATGGACGCGATTCTGAGTAGCCCCAACGACCGTCTTCACGGTCGAGAAGGGAGCGAAGCGGAATGAATCGTACCGTGCAAGACTTGGTTCGGCGTCCTGATGGCCTGACGAGGCGGGCGCAAGAGGCGTGCGCTCACTGGCTTTCGGAATGCCTGCGCCTCGGATGGGCTAAGGCCCAACTTGATGCACTCGAAATGATATGGTGGCAGCACCACGACAAACGCGGAGCGCTGACGCCGAACGCTGCGGGTGAGCGGCCCTTGCCCGCCGGAGACAAGCCATGAATGAACCAATCACGCAAGGCGGCGGGCAAGGGTACGCTCCAGCCGCTTGTTCGGCGGCAGTCTGGTGCAAGCGGTGCCACAAGCCACACTTCATCTTTGGCGACTCGCTGGCTGAACTGGATGCCCTGCTGGTGCCCATGACTACGCAACCGGCATTCTGGATCAGACTGCGGCAGATCATGGCGGACCCGCCGCCGCCGAACGCCCGAAATCAGGGGCTTGCGCCCCAGGAGAAGACCGATGACAAATGAGCAGAACGCGAGCGGGGCGCAAGTACCCTGCATTTCGTTGTTGGCGTGCCCGTTCTGCGGGGGACCGGCCAAGATCGACAGCATGAAGTTGTTGTGGTGGTCACGCCGCGAATACCTTGCGCGATGCACACTCTGCTCGTGTCTCGGACCCGCGCCGGACTGGTCAAAGACGCCAGAGGAAACTGCGGGCGCGTGGAACACCCGTCACGCCAACGCCGAGGCTCACGGGCGGGCGGTAGCCCGTACCGTGCAGCCTCTTGTTGTGCATTCTGAATCAGAGGGGAAGGCGTGAATGAGTTGGCACTTTTCTCGGGCGCTGGTGGCGGCATTCTCGGGGGACAGCTTCTCGGGTGGCGAACCGTATGCGCCGTTGAAATCAACGCCTATGCCCGCGACGTGCTGCTTGCCAGGCAAGACGACGGATGCCTCGAACCCTTCCCCGTGTGGGATGATGTCACGACCTTCGACGGGCGACCGTGGGCTGGATTGGTGGATGTCGTGTCTGCTGGCTGGCCTTGCCAAGACGTTTCATGCGCGAATCCAGACGGAGCAGGGCTTGACGGCGAACGGTCTGGACTGTGGGCAGAGGTCGCAAGGATTCTTCGCCAAGTACGACCGCCCGTTGCGCTGCTGGAAAACTCCTCAAACCTCGTTAATCGAGGGCTTGGACGTGTTCTCGGAGAGCTGGCCGAGATGGGGTTCGATGCGGAATGGGGTGTGCTTCACGCGAGCGATACCGGGCTGGATCACAAACGGGCGCGAATCTGGATTGTTGCCAACGCCATGCGCCCAAGACTGGCAACCGATTTGTTGGGCGAGGGCCGAGAAGATGGCGCGTGGCGAAAATGGAAGGCCAGAAGGCGCGAAAGGCGGATGCGCCAACCTGCCCGATTCGATGGCGGCGGCATGGCTGCGCAGGATGAAGCGGGACGTGCGACCAGCGCGTGGGACAATGCCGCGTGCGAACCCCTCCTTTTGGGAAACGCTGATGGGATGGCCCGAAGGGTGGACAGATTGCGAGCGGTCGGCAACGGACAAGTACCAGGAGTGGCGGCAATGGCATGGCGGATTCTGAGTATGCACAACGCCGCGGGTGAGCGGCCCTTGCCCGCGAAAGGAGACGCATGACTGCGAAGAAACGCAAAGCCGCGGGCAAGGGTACGCTCCGGCCGCTTGTTCGGTGCGACCGTTGCCGGTTCTGGGATTGGTCAGACGGGCAGACGGGAGACTGTCATGGGGGACCGCCAGGTAACAAGGAGAACGAGAACGGGGACATGATAGCGGCATGGCCTCAGACGTGGTTCGATGACTGGTGCGGCTCATTTCAACGTACACCGAACGTGAAAGCTGAGGGTTTGCGATGAGCGCAGCGAAGAGCAATACCCTCCGGCGCTTGGTTGGGGCTGCTATGGCCCGAATTGCCAGCCGGAGACCAGGGAACTCCAGACTCGTTTACGACCGTGCGACGAGGACGATACGGATACGAGGTCAGCGCGGAGAAGACAAGGGTGACACAGGATTGCACACACATGACTGGTAGCCCCAACGCCCCGCGTCAGCCTCGACGCGATAGCGGCGTAGGGTTGGACGCGGTTGTTCGGCCTTCTGGTTCCGAGAAGGGAGCGACAACGTGAGCCGATACTGGTTGACCCCGCCGGATGTGTATGCCCGGCTGAACGATGAGTTCCGCTTCGACTTCGACCCGTGCCCATGCCCACTGCCGGACGGGTACAATGGTCTGGCGGTCCCGTGGGGGCGGGTGAACTACGTGAACCCGCCATTCCGCCGCAAGGACTCGCCGCACGGGGGGCCGACGGCGTTCGTGCATCGGGCGATTGCCGAGCAAGCCAAGGGCAACACGTCCGTTCTGCTGATCCCGGTGCAAAGCTACGTCAACCTCCTGCTGCGGGCCGGGGCCGAGTTGCGGTCCGCTGGGCGCGTCGCGTGGATTGACGCGGACACCGGCGAGCCGATGCCGAACCCGTCGTCTACGCTTTGCGCGATTCTGAGGCCGAACAAGGCATTCACCCGACCTTGTGAGAAAGGCGGCGATGCTTGAACTGGCGGAAGTGGCACGAGGGCAAGCAGAAGCGGAGCGAGCGGGCGCAGAAAGCGGCGCTGACGCGATGGGAACGCGTGCACCAGACTGCTGCCGGCGAGCCGGTGCGAAGGGATTGGGAGCCGCGGATTGTGCAAGTGGTTGTCCGGCCGCTGGGTGAGCCGCAGATTTGCCTGGTGCTGGTGCAGAGCGAGAAGCGGCGGAACCGATGGCGCGTGACGGAGCAGGGGCAGGCGTGGGACCACGAGATCGGGGCGTGGGAGTTCGGGCGGGCGGTGGGGCGGATGCTGGGAATGCGGATTGCGGAATGCGGATTGCGGAAGGAAGGCGGCCGATGAGGCTGGAACGGGCACGAGAGATTGCGGAGCTGGCGATGCAGGAGCTGGCGCCGTGGTGCGAACGGATCGAGATCGCGGGAAGCATCCGCCGGCGGAAGGCGGAGGTGGGGGACGTGGAACTCGTGTGCATTCCGAAGCAGGTGAGAGCGCTGGACTTGTTCGAGGGGAGCCGAGAGGAACGGCATCCGAGCTTTGTGAAGACGGTGGAGGAGTGGAGACGAGTGAAGGGCTGGCCGCGGGGACGGTACACGCAGCGGATGCTGCCGGAAGGGATCGCCCTGGACCTGTTTATGGCGCGGCCGCAGAACTGGGGGCTGATCTTCGCGGTGCGGACCGGGAGCGCGGCGTTCAGCCATTCGGTGCTGGCGATGGGCTGGTGCCGGAAGGGATGGGAAAGCTGCGAGGGGATGCTGTGGAACCAGAGAAGCGGAGGACCCGCGACTGCAGAAAGGAGGCCGATCGAGGTGCGGGAAGAGAAGGAACTGTTTGAACTGATCGGAGTGGACTGGGTGGAGCCGGAGCAACGCGGATAGAAAGTGGGAGCAAGGAAGAGTATGAACCTGAGGAAGATGGTGATTGAGCCCACGAGAGGAGGCAAGCGGCGATGAGCTTTGACCGGGCGATCGCGCTGCTGGGGTTTGTGGGGGCCGTGGTGCACGAGGGGAATGCGCGCCAGGTCCGCATGACCGGGGACGCGAAGGCGGCCGCGGAACACGAGGCGGTGGCGGAGGAGTTCCGGGCGGCGATCGAGGCGCTCAAGACGATTGGGGAGTTCGAGGAGACGACGCAGAAGATGAAGGAAGAGGAGAAGAAGACGAGATGAGCGGATTTGTGCCCACAGCGCATCCGGTGTTGAGGACCCCCACGGCGGCCCAGGCGGCGGCGTGGGGGGAGAAGCGGTGGATCAAGGAACTGGACCGGCGGGAGGCGCTGATCGAGAACGAGAAGAAGGATCCGCTGCGGTTCGGGTGGGAGCCGCCGGTGTGGGCGCTGGCGGATGCGCTGCGGGGGAAGCCCTGGGTGGACGCGGAGTATGCCGCCCGGATCCGGAAGGCCCTGGGATTTTCGCGGGCGGTGCCGGTGCTGGCGATCCTGGGAGGGAACCGGGCGAGCAAGACGGAGTATGCGGCGAAGCGGCAGATGATGCTGATCCAGGACAAACGCGAGGCGATCGCGTGGGCGTGCCACCAGACGGGGGAGGATTCGATCGCGGTGCACCATAAGCTCTTCTGGAAGTTCATGCCGCCGGAACTCCGGCGGACCGTGAAGGGGGTGAAGGAGTATATCGCGTACAAGCAGAAGACAGGTTTCTCGGAACACAAATTCGTGCTGCCCAACGGGAGCGAGGAAACGTTCAAGCAGTACGCGATGGACCGGGAGAACGCGGTGCAGTCGGCCAGCATTGACGACTGGTGGGCGGACGAGCTGGTGCCGCCGGACTGGATCGACGATCTGCTGGTGCGGATCGCGGACCGCAACGGGAGCGGGCTGATCACGTTTACGCCGATCCACGGGTATAGCCCGACGGTGCGGATGCTGCAGGACGGGGCGGAGGTGGTGATGAGTCAGACGGCGTTTCTCCTGCCGAAGGACGGGGGGGAGCCGGATGTGGCGCGGGCGCTGGGGTTTGGCCCATCCTCCGCTGCCGGCGGCGGAGCCGCCGGAGCTACGGAGGGCGATTCCGCCGATGCGGCGGAATCGGAAATGCGGGCGGCGCACAAGGAGGGGCGGTGGAGCGTGCCGACAAGGTTCGAACTGCGCGGGCCCGCCGGCGGCGGCAAGGGATTGCCGCCCTCCAAGGGCGACCAGGCGGAGCGGCTGGTGGCGATCGAGCCGGCGGTGCCGAAGGGGCGGGCGTTCGAGACGATGCCGCGGGTGATGCGGTGCGTGGACGATAACTTCGGGATTCTCTTCTTCTGGACGCTGGACAATCCGTTTGGAAACCCGCCGGCGGTGATCAGCCTGACGGCGGGGAAGTCGGCGGATTTCAAGAAGGAGCGGTTCTACGGGTTTGCGAGCCGGACGATGAGCGCGCGGTTTCCGAGGTTCTCGAGGAAGGTGCACGCGGTGCCGGCGAGCGCGATCCCGGAGGAGGGGACGAACTATTTCTTCAACGATCCGGCGAGCGGGAGAAATTTCTGCATGCACTGGTACCGGGTGACGAAGGAGGCGAGCTTTCTGGTGCAGGAGTGGCCGGGGAACTACGACATTCCGGGCGTGGGCGTGCCGGGGCCGTGGGCGATCCCGGACGGGAAGAAGCTGGACGGGCGGCCGGGGCCGGCGCAGAAGAGTTTCGGGTTTGGGTTGCTGCGGATGAAGCAGGAGATCGCGCGGATCGAGGGGTGGGAGGATGCGAAGCGGGGGAAGGCGAAGGAGAAGGCGGAAGGCGGAAGGCGGAAGGCGGAAGAGAAGAGCAACCGCGAATCACGCGAAGAAAACGCGAAGGAAGAGCAGCGGGATCGGTTTGGATTGGGGGGGAGCAAGCGGACGCTGGTGGAGCGGGAGGTGGAGCGGTGGGACGAGCGGAACGGGGCGGATTGGCGGATCTTCGAGCGGTACCTGGACAGCCGGGCGGCGAGCACGCCGCGGGTGGAGAAGGACCGGCCGCGGACGCTGCAGACGGATTTCGAGGACATCGGGCTGGACTTCCTCTTGACGCCAGGGGACGAGATCGAGGAGGGGGTGAACCTGATCAATGACGCGCTGGACTATGACCCGGAGGAGCCGCTGGGGTTCTTCAACAAGCCGAAGTTCTACGTGTGCGAGGACTGCAAGAACGCGATCTATAGCCTGGAGACGTGGACGGGGGCGGACGGGCAGAAGGGGGCGTGCAAGGATCCGGTGGATTTGATGCGGTACTTCTTCTTGAGCGAGTGCCGGTATGTGGCGGACGATTTCTGGAAGACGGAGGGAGGGGGGCATTATTGACCCTCCTTCGCTGCAGCCGGCTTCGCCGGCTGAGCTACGGAGGGCGAGCCCTCGAGGGCTCGGATGGGAAGGCTGAAGGCGGAAGAGCCTGGCTTCGCTGGCGCTCGCCGCGTAAAGGCGCCGGGCTTCTACGCGGCGAGCCGGCGGAAGGAGAAGACGATGGGCCTCTTGATGAGACGGGCGGAGGTGCTGGAACTGCTCGGGGTGAACGATGAGGTGCTCGCGAAGATGACGGGGGCGGGCACCCTGGTGCCGCGGTATGCCTGCGGAGGAACAAGGGCGCACTATTGGCGGGCGGAGGTGGAGAAGCTGGTGGAGAAGATGACCACAGGAGGCAGACAAAATGAACAAGGAAGAGATGCGGGAAGCGTTTGCGGGAGCGGGAAACGACGAGCTCTATCAGGCGGTGCTGGAGCTCTTGGCGGAGTTTCGGGAGGAGTGCGTGCAGACGGCGAAGGACTTGACGCTGCCGGACAAGGTGTGCTGGGCAAGCGTGGGCGCCGTGGCGGCGTGCGACGACTTCAAGGCGGAATTGGAGGCGCAGGTGCGAAAAGCCGCCGAAGATGAGTAGGGTTCATTTGCCCGCACTTGCCCGCACTTGCCCGCATTTGCCCGCATTACGGAAACAGGTATTGGCGCGATAAGGGGTTTGGGGTGGATGATAGGGCCGTTCGAGAGAAGTCTCTCGAGCGGCCCTTTGCTTTGGCGGGGGCCCGCGAGAAGAGCGGCGAAACCGCGAATCACGCGAAAGGACGCGAAGCCGGAACGACCGGACGCAACCACGCCAATGGTGAAACCTCGACTTGGCGGAGGATGCAGCCATGCCACAACCGAAGGCGGAAGCCGGAAGTCGGAACGCGGAAGCAGGGAAGGCCGGAGCGGCAGGCAAGGAAGCAGGAGCCGCGGGGAAGCCGGACGAGCGCACGCCGGATGAGAAGGATTTTGCGCGGGCGATGATGGAAGAGCAGGGGTTTGCTGAGGCGCCCCCGGCGGAAGAGAAGCCGCCGGAGCCCTCCTCCGCGGCCGTCGGCGAAGCCGACGGAGCTACGGAGGGCGCCCCCGAGGCGGGGGCGGAGGAGCCGCCGAAGGAGCCGGACGAGGGCAAGGAGAAGGACGGCGACGCGGACAAGGGCGGATTGCCGCCCGAGTTGCAGGAGAAGATCGACAAGCGGATCGGCAAGGAAGTTCACCGGCGGAAGGAAACCGAGGAACTCCTGGAGGCCGAGCGGACCCTGACGAAGGAGCTCACCGCGAGGGTGAGCGAGCTGGAAGAGCAGGGACGCGCGGCGCCGGCCGGCGGCGGGGCGATCAATCCGCTCCTCATGGCGGAGACGGACGCGGAACTGAACAAGCGGGAGGACTACCTGTGGCAGGTGGAAGAATTCTGCGAGGAGCACATCGACGGGTACGAGGCGGAGAAGCCGGGGGAGCAATCCTACACGGCCGCCGAGATCCGGCGGAGACTCCTGGAAGTCCGCAGGGAACGGGAGCGGGATTTGCCGCGGGCCCGGGAGACACTGAAGCGGCGGACCGCCTACGAGGCGGTGACCCGCGAGGCGTATCCCGAGCTGGCGGATCCGCGGAGCGAACTCTCCGTGGAAGCCGCCCGGTGGGCGGCGCGGATCCCGGGCGTGAAGGCGCTCCCGGAGTACAAGCTGGTGCTGGGGGATCTCCTGGCGGGCCGGAAGGCGCGCGAGGGGAAAGCCAAGGGCCAGCCGAAGCCGGCCGCCAGGCCGGCGCCGCCGGTGCCCGGAGCACCGGTGCCGCCCCGCAGCGGCGTTCAGCAGCCAGGCAAACCCAAGGGAAGGTCAACGATGGAAACGTTCGCCGAAGGCGGGTTTAGCGATGACGCGCTCGCCAAGGCGTTGGATTGACGCAACGGTCTGATGCGCCGGCGGGAGAAGCCACCGGGGCCAGACGGAGGATCAGTATGCCTGGATCGTATGAAGTGGACCAAAAGGGTCAGCGGCAGGAAATCGCTGACGAGGTGTTCAACGTCAGGGCGGATGAGACGCCCTTCACGAGCCTGGTGCCGAAGGACCCCAAGCCCGCGCAGAAGCTGAGCACGTGGCAGACGGAAACCTACGACGACGTGGACGTTGACGGCGTTCCGGACGGCGAGGACGTGGCCGCGTTTTCGAGCCAGGGCCGGGAGGAGCTGACCGGCGTGGCGCAGAAGTTCCGCAAGCCCTGGAGCGTGAGCGACTTCGCGGACGTGACGGAGGTGGCGGGCCTGCCCTCGGGCGAGAAAGGGCGCCAGAAGGCGGTGAGCGCGAAGAAGCTGAAGTTTGCCCTCGAGGGGCGCTTCCTCTCCGCGCACGAGTGCGCGAAGCAGCCGGCGGCCGCGAAGAACGTGACGCGCGGGGCGTACAAGTGGCTGGATGTGGCGGCACAGAGCCTCTACCCGGTGCCGGATGCGTTCCGGCCGGCGAGCGCGTGCGTGTATAGCTCGACCCTGGCGGCGTTCACGGAAGCGGCCTTTGAGGCCCTCGTGATCGCGGCCTACCAGGCGAAGCGGGGGAAGGTGGACATCGACGCCTTTGCCGGGGTGCTGCTGCAGCAGGTGATCGACAACTTCACCTGCCGGGATGCGCTGGGCACGACGAGCCTGATGCCGATCCGGAGTTTCGTGCAGGACGGGACGAAGAAGGCGATGGTGAAGAGCGTGACGGTGCTGTCGCTCAGCTACGGGACCGTGCGGATGCACCCGAGCACGTTCATGCGGCTGGACCTGGCAGGCGCCGCGAGCGCGGGGACGCACCGCTCGATGATCGGCCTGGATCTCTCGATGTGGAAAGCGGCGTTCATGCGGAAGCCGCGGCTGGTGGAGCTGCCGGACCTGGGCGGCGGGCCGCGGGGCTTCTCGGACTGCATCGCGATCCTCAAGAGCCTGAACCCGCTGGGGCAGTTCAAGGCGGAGATCGACAGCTAAGCACCCACCCCGGCCTTCGGCCACCCCTCCAAGGAGGGGATTGGCGCCGGGAAACGGAAGAGAAGGAGAACAAGAGAAAGAACTTTCTGAGCCCGCGCAAGGCGGGCACTCCCACAACCCGGCCACGGGGGGGCACCTGGGGCGACCAGGCCCCCCCAACCGGGGGAGGGATTGGGACTGAAGAGGCGGAAGGCGGCCTGCTTCGCCACGGAGGCTACGCAGGCCAAGGAAGACGGACGAGCAAGCGCAAGGGGAAAACGGACATGAAGAAGCAGATGTTGATGGTGACGGTGTTCATGGGACTGGTGGCGGTTGGAGCGTACGCCGGCGGCGGCCTGTACGTGCTGCCGCTGAACGATCAAGGGCCGAAGGGTGCGACGCACGTGGTGAAGATCACGCAGGCGGACCTGACGGAGGCGGTGAGCAACACGGCGCAGACGATCACCACCCTGTTTCCGGTGGCGGCGAAGCAGGGCGTGGAGTGCATCGCGGCGGTCTTGAAGACGGCGTTTGTGGACTCGACCGAGGCGGCCCTGGCAAGCGTGACGCTGACCGTGGGGGACGGGACGGATGCGGACCTGTTCCTGACGAGCATGGAGCTGGACAGCTACGGGACCGAGGTGTTCCTGAAGTACGGGCGCACCCAGGCGGGCGTGGCGACCACGATCTATGCGGCTCCGGTTACGACCGGGACGTGCACCAATGCGTACAGCGTGATGGTGGACGGGAGCTACGGGAAGAAGCTCTACACCACGGCGGACACGGTTGACTTCGTGTTTACGCCGGCGGGCGGCGTGCATGGCCTGGTGGACCTGACAGCGGGAGAAGTGTGGATCTACTTCCGCGTGTGGGACGGGAGCCGGGACTAAGCGGGGAAACGAGCGGGGGCGGCGGGTGTGTACACCTGCCGCCCCCGTTGCCTTTGCTTCGCTGGCGCTCGCCGCGTAAAGGCGCCGAGCTTCTACGCGGCGAGCCGGCGGGGCGGATCGGAGGCCCGGGATGTATACGGCGGCGGAGATCGAGCGGGCGCGGCGGCGGCAGGGGATCATCCAGGCGACGAAGGGGGAGGGGCGCTTTCTGCGGGAGGGTGAGGCGGTGGCGCGGATCGACCCGGTGCTCTACCACAACGCGGTGCAGAGCAACCGGCGCGTGTACGGGGTGCGGGATTGCTGGGCGGAGCCGGAATTTCTGAACGATCAACTGCGGAGACATCCGGAGCTGCGGGTGAGGAATGTGGGGCGGAGCGTGAGGGCGAGAGTGGGAGACAACCGCGAAACACGCGAAGCGGACGCGAAGGGAAATGGGAGATTGACCCGATTTGGGCGGACGACTTTCCACAAGAGCTATCAGCAAGCGGGGTGACGCGATGCCGGGAGAAAGCCAGGTTGACGAGGCGAAGGGCGACGGCGGGAGCGCGCCGGCGACGAGCGAGGAGCTGACGTGGTTCAAAAGCGAGATCGACCAGCTCAATTCGGACGCGGAGAGCGGCTTGTGGGAGCGGCGGAAGACGAACGACGACACGCGGTTTTGCCGGTGGGACGGCCAGGACCCGGACGGCCGGAAGCACCAGGAGAACCTATCCGGGAAGAAGCCGCATCCGTTTGAGGGGGGATGCGATGGCCGGATCCGGATGGCGGACTTCGTGACGAACGTGAAGAGCGCCATTCTGGTGGCGGCGGGGATCCGGGCGCACCGCAAGGTGATCGGCATGGAGATCACGGACGAGCCGAAGGCGGGGAAGATCCGGACGCTGCTTTCGTGGATCACGAGCAATCAGCTGGGGCGGGACTGGTGGCGGGAGCTGAACAAGCTGGCGCAGTACACGGTGGGGGATACGCCGGCGGTGGGGATTTTGGGGATCTGGTGGGACCAGAACCCGGGGCTGCGGGCGAAGCAAGTGGCGCCCGAGGACCTGGTGAACTGGCTGGTGGAGGCCTACGGCGACCAGGTGACCCCGGAACTGGCGGCCGAGGTGCTGGAGATGGTTTTGAACCCGGCGGCGGAGGACCAGACGGCGGAGTTTCTCGTGGGCCTGGTGCCGACAATGGAGCTCTCGAGGGCGAAGACGATCCTGCGGGCGTGGCGGGAGGGGGCGGCGGCGGAATTCCCGGAGCCGTACATCCGGACGAACCGACCGAAGGTGCAGGCGCTGCGCCTGCTCTATGACATCTTCATTCCGACCAACACGGGCGCGCTGCGGGAGGCGCGGGTGATTTTCCATCGGGAATGGATCGGCAAAGTGGAGGCGCGGCGGCGGATGCTGCCGCCCTACCGGTACAGCAAGGCCTTTGTGGATGCGCTGGTGGGCGATGGGGCGAAGGCGACGGGGGCGGAGGGGAAGACGGGTTTTCCGCAGGCGATGACGGTGCGGAAAGTGGACGGGACCACGGAGAAGGTGGAGCTGCTGCAGGAGACGGAATACAAGGGGCTCTATGAAGTGGCGACGGCGTACTGGCAGGCGGTGCGGGAGGACGGGATCCCGGGGATCTACCGGATGGCGTTCAGCAAATTCGTGAAGGAGCCGGCCTACGACAAGACGCTGCAGGAGTACGACCACGGGGAATATCCGTACATCGAATTTGCGCGGGAGATCGTTTCGGGCCGGCTGATGGACAGCCGCGGGGCGCCGGAACTGCTGGTGACCGACCAGAGCTTCACGAAGCTCCTGGACGACACGTTTGGCGACCACGCGCAAATGACCTTCCCGAGCATCTTCGTGCCGGAGCGGCGGCCGGACTCGAAGCTCGAGGTAGGGCCGATGGCGCAGATCAAGCGGCGGCGGCCGGGAGACTACGAGTGGATGAAACTGCCGGACTACCCGGCGACGACCGAGAAGCAGCGGGAGGAGATCCGGCGAAGGGTGCACGAGTATTGGGGGATCCCGCACGAGGCGGTGAGCCCGGTGATCGCGGACCTGTTGAACCAGCAGGCGGTGGACGGCTTCTTGTGGGGGCTGGCGGATGCGTTCCAGATGATGATCCAGCTGTGCCAGCAGTACATGACGGACGGGCAGATTGCGCGGATCGTGGGCGGGAAGGGCGTGGCGCTGGGGCGGGGGTTGGCGGAGATCCAGGGGAAGTTTGACCTGACGCTGGCTTTCGACGTGCGGACGCTGGACCCGGATTACGTGATCAAGCTGGCGGAGGCGCTCTCGAAGTACATCCTGGTTTGGGACACGAGCCAAACGATCATGCGGGACCGGCTGACGGCGATCGTGATGGGGGCGATCAATCCGAACCTGGCGGAGGAGACGATCCGGCCGGTGGAAGAGGCGGACCAGGCGGAGGTGGACGAGGAAGAGACGAACTTTGCCAAGATCGCGGCCGGGATCGAACCACCGATGCAGGAGCAGGGCCAGAACTGGGGCGTGCGGCTGCAGACCCTGGAAATGATCGGGCAGCGAAACCCGGAGGCGGTGCAGAAGCTGACGCCGATGAGCCTGGAGATCCTGAAGAAGCGGATGGAGCATTTCGAGTTCCAGATCCAGCAGCAGGAGAATGCGCTGATCGGGAAGGTGGGGGCGCGGCCGGCGCTGGATGAAGCAGCCGAGAAGACCGGAGAAGAGTGACCACGGATTTCACGGATGGCACGGATAGGAGCAGACCATGCAGAGCGTGACGCTCAAGAGTGTGATGGAGGCGATGAGCCGGCGGCTGGGGCGGCATCCGGACGCGACGGACGCGATCGAGCCGGAGCAGCGGAAGGAGCTGATCGGGTATCTCGGGGTGCGGCTGGCGGAAGTGTGGGGCTGGGCCTGGTGGCCGGACCTGATGAAGTGCGAGGAGCGGCTGGTGCTGACCGACGCGACGAGCGGGGAGCCGCGGATCGACTTTGAGACGGCGGAGTGGAGCGCGCTGACCACGTACGCGGTGGGGGACGTGCGGCAGCGGTACGGGAAGCGCTATGAGGCGCTCCTGGCGGGGTTGAACCAGGACCCGGCGACGGCGACCACCTACTGGAGCGAGGTGACGCGCACGCCGATCGGGGCGGTGAAGATGGTGACGACGAACAACCCGCTGGCGAGCGACTACCCGGAGGAGTGGCCCTTCCAGCCGAAGGATGCCGGCGTGGTGGTGACGGATACGAGCGTGGGGACGAGCGTGTGGGTGCTCTGCCGGACGAAGTGCCCGGAGCTGACCGGAGAGGCGTGGGAGAGCGGCGTGGCGTATGTGGCGGGGGATGTGAGGTATCACGAGGAGGCCGGCGACTGTTACCGGTGCCGCCGGGGGACGGCGAGCGAGGATCCGGAGACATCGACGGATTACTGGGAGAAGCTGGAGATCCCGGCGATTTTGCGGGCGGCGCTGGTGGAACTGTCGCTGGCGGATGCGTTCTATTCGGACGACCGGGAGGGGGAGGCGGAGAAGCTGGAGGACCGGGGCTATGAGAAGCTGGAGATCGCGGGAGCTATCGCGCTGAAGCAGCAGCGGGTGACGGAGACGGCGGGCGTGGTGAATTTGGGATAAGTGACGGATGAAGAGAAGAGGGGAACCACGGATGCCACGGATGGCACGGATAGGAGAAGAAGAATGAACGTGAAGAATCGGAGCAGTTTGGCGGAGTTGCGGCCGGCAGGGACGATGCAGGAGCTGACCGTGGCGCACAGCCCGGTGAGCTTTGCGGCCCTCCCGGAGACCTCGCGGTATGTGTGGATCACAGTGGCCACGCAGAGCGTGAGCGTGAGCGTGGACGGGGTGACGGCGCCGGATACGGCGGTGGGGATCGGGCTGGCGGTGAACTATGAGGGACTCTGGAGCAAGGAGACGGCGGCGGCGGCGAGTTTCCACCAGCGGGGCGGCGCGGCGGTGGTGTACGGGCAGCCGATGGCGTAGCCGCGAGGCGGCATTGCGGATTGCGGATTTCAGATTGCGGATTGCGGATTTCAGATGGAGATCCCCATGAAGAAAGTGGCGGCCCTGATGGCGGCAGTGGTGGGAGTGGCGGGCGGGGCCCTGGCGGATCCGCCGAGCGAGAGCTTTACGGTGGATTACCGGGTGAGGGATCCGCAGTTTGCGATCCAGGCGAAGCGGGCGACGACGCCGCGGTGGGTGTTTAACCTCTATGATGGGACGAATGCCTGGACGGCGACGGGGTGGACGTGCCTGCTGCGGTATTACAAGAGCCTGGATTCGGCGGCGATGTGCACGGTGACGGGGACGGTGAGCGGGGCGACGGTGACCTTTGACGCGACGACGAACGTGCTCGGGGAGACGATCAAGGGGGGGTATGCGGCGCTGACGGCCAGCAGCAACACCTACCTGGTGACGTTTGCGATCGGTGGGATCGACGTGGAGAAGAGCCCGGAGGTGGGGGCGCAGAACGCGCTGCGGGCGACAGTGGCGATCAATGGGGCGGACTATGGCCCGTTCATCGGGGACTTCAGCGGCTGGCCGTTTCTGCTTTCGGCCGGGACCAACAGCGTGAACTATGCGACCTGGGCGGGGAATGCGACGAACGCGAACAATGCGGCGCTGCTGGGCGGTCGGAGCGAGGTGACCATTTCAAATGCGTTTGATGTGGCGTGGACCGCGAAGGACACGAGTTTGAGCAATGCGGTGTGGGGTACGTTCTGGACCCTGGCGCAGCAGACGACTTTTAGTAACTGGACGGCAGCGACCTATCTTCCGCTGCACGGGACGGCGGACAACTCCGCTGCTCTCGGCGGCCGGAACGAGGCGACGATCAGCAATACGTTTGCGCTGGCCTGGGCGCAACTGGATGCCTCGCTATCTAACGCCGTGTGGGGCGTGTTCTGGACGGCAGCGAACCAGACCACCTTCAGCAACTATCTTTCCGCGACGTACTGGACGCAGGCGGCGCAGGGGATCTACAGCAACTATGTGGCGTCCACCTTCCCCACCAACGCGGGCGCGGGCGGCACGGGTACCTATGTGATGACCAATGGCGGTTGGGGCCTGTTGACATTCG